ATGACAGCCCAGTACCTAGGACACGTTCAGAAGACAATCAAATGCCTTCTGGGGGCCGTCAAGCTGCCCCGATTGCTGCTCCGGTGTCTCGTGCGGCGTCTTCTAGCGGTTCGAGCAACCCTAATGTGGTTCGTCTTAACGCTGCAGAGCGTGAAACGGCGGATGCAATGGGTATGTCGTACCAAGAATACGCTAAAAATAAACGTGAGCTTCAACGTCTTGGTAAATTGAATTAACAGAGAGGGTACTAAAATGGCTAAAGACATACTTAAAGCGGGTCCGGAACGTCCTGCAATGCGTACTGAAAAAGTCTTAAGTTCTGTAGAACGCGCTAGGCTTCGTGCGGAACAAATCCGTAATAATCTCGGTGAAAACGGGCTTGAAGACGGTACCGATCGGTTTTATATAGACCCTGATACGATTCCTGAAGGGTGGTCTTATGAGTGGAAGCGCAAGTTAGTATATGGTCAGGCAGATCCTGCATACGAAGTAGAACTTTCTCGTAAGGGTTGGGAAGCCGTCCCAGCGTCTCGTCATCCCGAAATGATGCCCGCTGGAAAATATGAGACCATTGAACGAGATGGTCTTATTCTAATGGAGCGTCCTAAAGAATTGACAGACGAAGCGAAAAATGTTGAACTTCGTAAAGCTCGTGCTCAGGTTCGTTCTAAAGAACAACAGCTTGAACACGCGCCAGAGGGTACAATGACCCGCGATCATCCTAATGCACGGCCCAGTATTAAAAAAGGGTACGCGCCAATGCAGATCCCAAGCGAGTAATCTCCTAGGGAACCGCATAAAGGAAATCCTCTCCACGATGCGAGAGGTTAAAATTTAATCGGTTCCCTACTCGCACGATGCGAAGATGGGATCACCCCAATAAAAGGAGAATCCCGTCATGGCGAACGCATTCGCGCCCAACGGTTTTCAGCAATATCAGGGGACTGGTTCCGCTCCTACATATGAACAGGTCCAGCTCGCTATTGCTTCTGGTAATACTACTCCGATTTTCTTCGGTGACCCCGTAGTCCAGTCCGCTAGCACCACTGGTGTTGGCACTGGCTATATCAACCAAGCTTACGGCCCCATCGCTTTGACGGTTGGTGCAACTGGCATTGCCACCAGCTCCGCTGGTACTTTGACAGTGACGTTTACTGCTGCTACGACTTCTACCAGCGGTAACTTGCCGTCTTCGCCTAACGCTTTTGCTCCCCCGATTGGTTCTTACATCACGATCACTGGCTCGACCACTGCCTCTGGTGTTAACCTGAACGGTACGTTCCAAGTTACTTCTTCTACAACCACCACTGCAGTCTGCAACACTTATGGTCTCCAGACCCCAAGTGTTACTTCGAGTGCCTCCGGTACCGTTACTCTTTATGTGCCGATCGCTGGTGTGTTCGCTGGTTGTAAGTACCTGTCGACGTCTCAGAAGCGCACTATTTGGTCGAATTATTGGCCTGGTTCCGACGCTAACGGCGACGTTACGGCATACGTGATTACCGACCCGAACGCTCAGTTCATTGTTCAGACAGCTAACTCCAACACCACTGCAACGGCAGTTGGTTTGGCATCTGTTGGTCAGAACATTGGCTTTAACTACAACGACTATACCGCAACCGGTGAAACCAATGGTAACACTGCTAACGGTTTGTCTACTTTCTTCGCCGACCAATACTCATTGATTGCCAACTCCAGTGCTGGTGCAGCTTCGAACAACTTTTTGCCATTCCGAATCATCGGTCTTGCTAACTATGTTCCAGGCGCAACTAGCCCATTGGCTGGTATCAATGGTAATGATAGCACAACCGCATACAACAAGATCGTGGTCGGGTTTAACAACTCGATGCAGCGCGGTCTTGCAGGTATCTAATAAGGAGTAAGGTACAATGGCTGTCAATCTTTCAGCAATCAAGGATCTTCTCCTTCCTGGTCTTCGCGGCGTCGAAGGCAAGTACGAGATGATCCCGTCGCAATACGACAAGATCTTCGCGAAATACGATTCGAAGCTTGCTCTCGAACGTACTGCCGAAATGCGTTACCTCGGTCTGGCTCAGCTTAAGACCGAAGGTGGACAGACTTCGTTCGATAACGGTGCTGGTGAACGTTACGTTTACAACCAAGAGCATTCTGAATTGGCTCTCGGTTACGCGATCACCCGTAAGGCAATCGACGATAACGTCTATAAGACTCAGTTCCAACCGTCTAACCTTGGTCTTACGGAATCTTTCCATCAGACCAAAGAAATTTACGGTGCAAACATCCTCAACACTGCAACCACTTACAACAACGCAGTTGGTGGTGACGGCGTGGCTCTTTGCTCCACCGTCCATCCTATCGACGGCGGTACTGTTGCAAACACTCCTACCACTCAGGGCGACTTGAACGAAGCCACTTTGCTGAATGCGATGATCGCAATCCGCACGAATTTCAAAGACCAAGCTGGTCTGAAAATCTTCGCACGTGGTCGTAAGTTGATCGTTCCTCCTGCGTTGGAACCAGTTGCTATCCGTTTGACGAAAACGGAATTGCGTCCTGGAACAGCTGATAACGATGTTAACGCTATCCTCACAACCGCTGGTGGTTTGCCAGAAGGTTATATAACCAACGACTTCTTGACCTCTAACTTTGCATGGTTCCTGCTTACTAACATTGCAGGTCTTGCTTACATGGAGCGCATAAAGTTTGAAACTGACATGCAAGTCGACTTCGTTACGGACAACTTGCTTGTTAAGGGTTACGAGCGTTATTCCTTCGGTTACTTCAACTGGCGCGCAATTTACGGTTCGTTCCCAACTTCGTAAGCTAAGGAGAAAGTATCATGTCTATTACAGCTTTCTCTGGTCCTGCAGTAGTGTTTGGGCAAAGTCCGTATAACCCTCTGGAGTACAATCCTGAGTTGGGTACTTCGGCATTTTATGCTGGTGCGGGGATCCTTGATCCCCGTGCGCCTTATACCTACCTTCCAGGTCAGAACTTTGGTGCGTTTACTGGGGCTTTTCTCGGTTTTGATAACATCACTACCTTGAATATGGTTCCTTATACCAACTCTACCGCAGCTGTTGTAGCATCGGCTAACCCAACGTCAGCGACCCTGACTTTGGTGTCATCCGCTTCTACTACTACTGGCGTGTCCATTGTTAGCCAAATCACTCGTGCCGACACTGGCGCGATTGATACAAATGGTGGTGCTGGGTTTGTAGCTCTTGACTCCTACACTTCGGTGTCTGGTTACATTTCTAACGGCACTTCTGGTACTGCTGGCAACATTTTGATCGTTTCTACGGCTAGCTATGGTCCGTTGGCGATTGGCATGGTGATTAGCGGTACTGGTATTGCTGCTGGTACGACCATCACGGGCTTCGGTCCTACGGTTAACGTCTCTAATGGTGCCTCTGGTGTTGGCTTTACCGGTTCTTATACCGTTAGCGGTGCTCCTGTTGCCGCTGGTACAAGTGGTTCACCAATCACGATCACCGCGTCGCTTAACAACGCCGTAAACGCTGTTCTTTCCAATGGTATCCCTCAGGGTTCCTCTGGAACGATTAACTTGTGGAACCCACAAGCGTTGGTTGGTCGTTGTTTGACATACACCGCCGCTGCAAGTGCCACTTACACGACTGCTACTACCAATGGTTATGACATTTACGGTTATCCAATAACCGAACAAGTCACCCTTACGGCTAATAGCACCGTGACCGGTAAAAAAGCGTTTAAGTACATTCGTTCCGTCACTCTGTCTGGTGGTACGGCTGATACGACTCACGCTTATTCTATTGGTACAAGCGCACTTGTGGGCTTGCCAATTCGCGCTGATTCGTCAGGCGAACTTACTGCGGCTGCGGCGGCTTCGCTGTCCGTGCTGAACCCAGTTACCAACTTTACTGGATTCACTGCTGCCGTAAACACCTACCCGACTGCCACGACTGGTGACGTTCGCGGGACAATTGATCTGTCAAACGGGACAGGCGTCAATTTAACCCCGTCAACTGGAACTAACCGTTACGTGATCCGTCAATCGCCGCAACCATACAACGTCAACAGTACTGTTGGCTTGTTTGGTCAAACCCAATATGCCAACTTCTAAGGAGTAGACCATGAAAGGTCATAAGGCACATCACCACGCACACGGCGGTAAGGCACACCACACCGCTGAACATCACGGTCACCACGGTCACCACGGTCACCACGGTCACCACGCTAAGGCAGTGCATCACCACCACCCACGTGCTGAACACGCTAAGGGCGGCAAAATCGAAAGCGTAAAGCATGGCGATTTTGCTCACGATAAAGCTCCTAGTGAAGTGTACGCTGGAAAAGATTCTAACGTTGTTCATGAGGCTGAAGCCAAAAAGTGGGGCGGTCGCACTAAGCGCAAGCTCGGCGGTGCGGCTAAAATGGCTCACATGAAGCACGTTGGTCATGTTCACGGTGAACACGCCCATCACCACGCTGGTCGCAAGCCACGCAAATCTGGTGGTAAAGTCGGTGCGGATACTCATCCCCTTACTTCGGCTCATAAAGGCACTCAGCCTAAAGGTCGTAAGTTCGATATGGAAAAAGAAACCGA